TGGGTTTAAACTTCTCTATAGCCCATAGAAGCCCTTTAAAGGCAGTTGTTCGTTGACTAGGTATGAAGTGAGCATCTGAGAACACAATCACAGTCCCATCTAAGATGCCAAGGTTTACTTGTTTTAGCGGAGAGAAGGATTTTGGTCTTGAATCATATTTAGCACTACGAGAATCATTAGCCCCTAATTTGACTTGATGGATTTCTTCCATGCTACGTCTGCGGTAGTTAACTGCTCTCTCAGTAATTCCTAAAATCTTTGCTATTTTTGTAACAGAACGATGTGTGTCCCACAATTCCAAAAACTGCTCGTCAGTACAGGAATTCATGTTATTACTTGATACCATGTGAATCCTTTGATGAGAGCAACCGCTCCAACAAGTTAATAATTCGGTGCTCCTCTTTTTCCAAATCATCCTCACTGGATTTTGGATCTTGGGCTACCGTCATAAGATCGTGCAAAAAAACATGAAGTAACTCGTGCAGAGCCGTTTGGTCTATGCTCTGAGGTGTGATTTTCTCAGCGCCCCAATCACCTAATCGGTATATTGCTAACCTAGCCCCATCATTGAATTCAACCGAAGCCATTGCTTGTTTGGCTGGTTTCAATCCTTTTTCAATTCGCCAGTCGGAAAGGTTCAACACTTGTTGCCATTTTTTGACACTTTGTGCAAACAATTCAGCGTGTTCTGGCGTAGGAATGTTAGGCATAACAAGACCTTATACAAACTTTATTACACTTTTATTTAATAAATAAATTATCGATTATTAGGGTAAGTCCCTATACTTGTTAGGTTTTAATTTCATGTTAAGATGCATCCACGCCAATCGGGCGTTTACTTGAAGGAAATCAAAATGGCAAAAATCTACAAAGCTTACGTCTACCAAGACGACCGTTGTTTTACTGGTGAAATCGAAGGCATCTTCATCAACACCAATGTTGTTGAGTTGAAGGAAACTCCTATCGAGTTTTACGCTGACTCCAAGCAGGCTTTGCTTGCTGACATGGTTAAGTTCCTGAAGGGCACTGGTCACACTGGCACCTTGCGCGTTGCCAACGGAGTATCAGCATGAAAAACGAAATTGAAACATCATTCAACACTGAGGCAGAAATTCGCGTCAGTGCCGACCAATACGACGAGGGGGTTTGGCTGTGCTTGCAAGGGCGCCGATCAATGATGAGCGTCCCACTGACTCGCGTCGAGGCTGAGCAGTTGATGGTCAACCTGAAAAAAATCTTAACCAACAACCCAGTGTGACCATGAAATTTTACAAACGTGCGATTGAGCTGTTTTGGCAATCAAAGACAAACAAGGGTTGGAAGTACATGTACACAACCAATGCTTTTCGCACTTGTCGAGAGGCTGTAGCAGACACCAAAGCTACTTGGCCTGATCTTTCAATTAAAGGCAACTTTGCAAAAAAATGAGTGAGACCAAAATGAGCGACTACATCAAAGGGTTCAACGCAGGGGTTGACTGCGTTTTGACCGAAATTGAACGACTTGAGAAAACAGGGGTTTTAAGCCTCGAACAGCTTGTCAAGCACCTTGACCCTCAACGCGACCAAAAAACGGCTCAAACGCCCGATAAAGGGGCTCTATGAGGCTGTCTGTGATCAAGAGCGTACGGGTTACGCTTCGCGGAATACCTGACGGAACAACCTTAGAAGATCTATCAGAGCTGTTGGATAGATCAAAGTACAACGTCAGGAAGGCTTTAAAGAACATGCCTGACGTATACATAGATCGATGGGAAGTAGCACCAAGAGGGCAATACAAAGCCATTTGGTGCATCGTTACCCCGCCAGAAGATTGTCCAAGACCTAAAGGAAAAAGCAATGATTATTAAACGTGCTATTGCTGTGGAAAGCCTTACAAAAGTATGCGAGGAAAGCTTGAACCTTATCAAGCAATTAATTGATGCTGACAATGACGTGTATGCCAAAGGATACGAGGATGGCGTGACGGCTCAGGCTGAAGTTCAAAAGACTTTACGCCCTTGGGTTGGGCTGACGGATGAGGAGATTGAGCAGGGTTGCAAAGAGTCATGGGTGACTGAGCAAGCGTGGCAGTCTGCTGTCTGGTGGGCCGAGGCTAAGTTGAAGGAGAAGAACGCATGACCCAAGAGATCTGGGCGCCAGAGCGGATAGAACAAAACCCTGAGCTGGCAAACAAAGCCATCATAGAGCTACAGGTCAAGGTGCAGGAGCTGGAGTCAAAGCTCAAACACGCCACGGTAAAAGCCGCAAAACTAGAAGCACAAAACAAAGAATACAAGCTCACCATCAAGGATATGGATAGAAGGATAATGAGAGGATTGAAGGACTGATTGCACACAAACACAAAGATCCGTTAAACTTTGCGTTAAAGGAGTTGCAACATGGCAAAGAAACCAAAAAGTCTTCCCAGCGATAATGTCGCCGAAGTGACAGGTAAGCCGCAAACAAAGGGAGAAGTAACGAAAGGCAGACCCTCAATCTACTCTCAAGAGTTAGCTAACACGATATGCACTAGGTTAGGTTTAGGAGAGAGCTTACGCAAAATATGTAGGGATGAAGACATGCCTTGCTTGTCAAGCGTGATGGGTTGGTTGACCACCAAGCCTGTTTTTTTGGAACAATACGCACGTGCGCGTGAGATTCAGGCTGAGACTCAGTTCGACGAGATGATCGATATTGTTGACCAGCCGCCTGACTTGAGCTACGTGACTGGTAAGAACGGTGAGCAGATCGAGGTCAAGTTTGACTCCTCTTACGTTCAGTGGATGAAGCTACGGATTGATACGCGAAAGTGGACAGCGGCTCGTATGGCACGGAAGTACAACGAACGTATAACGCCCGTTGAAGAGAAGCACGACCACATGGTCATTGATGTGACCGTGAAAGCGAAGATGGATGCGGCAATCCAGCGCTTGGAACTTATTCGGATTGCTGAATGAGCGCAGTCATTGAGAAGGAGGTTCTTGACATCCTTGGGGATGAGGAGAACCAAACCGCGTGTGGCCCTTACCACGGCATAGCCTACGCCAAGCGCACGGAATGGCTTTCAGGCGCGTTCAATCACCAAAAGCTACCCCAAGGTACTTGGTGGTCTATTTGGCTCATGCTGGCTGGTCGAGGTGCTGGCAAGACCCGCACCGCGGCTGAGCAGATCTGGTGGTGGGCGTGGGAGAACCCCAGCACTCGCTGGCTGGTATCCGCCCCTACTTCTATGGACGTCCGCGGTACATGCTTTGAGGGTGAGTCAGGACTCATGGCTGTGATCCCTCCGATCCTGATCAGGGACTACAACAAAGCCCTGCACGAGATTGTGCTGATCAACGGTAGCTTGATCAAAGGCATTAGCGCCAGCGAACCTGATCGCTTCCGTGGTGGTCAGTACCATGGCGCATGGCTAGACGAGCTGGCGGCTTGGGACTACCTCGACGAAGCTTGGTACAACATCCAGTTCGCCGTGCGTCTAAAGAAGGAAGACGGCAGGACGCAGATCATCGCAACGACTACCCCACGTCCCAAAGACTTGATTGTGGAGCTCGTAGGGCGTGAAGGAGACGACGTAGCCCTCACAACGGCATCTACCTACGTCAACCTCGAGAACCTGTCTGCAAGCTTCAAGAAGCAGATACTGTCATACGAAGGTACTAAGATTGGCAGGCAGGAGATCCATGCGGAGCTCATAGATGCCGAGGAATCAGGGATCGTCAAGCGCGAGATGTTCAAGCTGTGGGCGCCAAACAAGGAGTTCCCTAAGTTTGAATACATCCTGCAAAGCTACGACTGCGCCAGCTCGGAGAAGACTGTCAACGATCCGACAGCGGCTATCACGTTTGGTGTGTTCAAGCCACTGGATGGCCCTATGTCCGCCATGGTGATCGACTGCTGGCAAGACCGCCTGCAATACCCAGACCTGCGCCCCAAGGTGATCGAGGAGTACGACGTAGTCTACGGTGAGGGCAAGGACAAGAAGCGCGTAGACCTGATCCTCGTGGAAGACAAGTCCGCAGGCATAGCCCTGATCCAAGACTTACAGCGTGGGCACTTGCCTGTTCGTGCGTATAACCCCGGTCGTGCTGACAAGATCCAGCGCCTTAACATCGTGTCTAACATCATCGCCGCTGGGCGTGTATGGATCCCCGAGAGCGGCGTAAGGAGAGGCTACGTCAAGGACTGGGCTGAGGGCTTTGTGTCTCAGATCTGTAGCTTCCCTGACTCGACGCACGACGACTTCGTGGACGCCTGCACCCAAGGCTTGCGGTTCCTACGCGACGCTGGGTGGTTGGACATTGATGGCGCCCCAAGGGATGACTACGACGAAGAGGACTACATTGACAGTGGACGCCGTAAGCTTGAGAACCCATACTCAGCATGATGGACGAACGGCTACACCCAAGGTATCATTGGGATAACAGCAACTCAGCAGGATAAGCCATGGCTGACGAAAACAAACCAGCGTTCTACCCACGAGTCGGTCGAACCATCGCTAAGAACTTTAGGTCAGCTCAGCCACCAGCCTTCATTGAAGACCCAAGAGCGATGGATCTGCCACAGTTTGGTGACGTTGATCTTAGCGTTCCAAGCAAAGAGAACCTCGAGATGGCTCGCCGTATTGCTGAGCGTGATGCCCAGCTCAAGCGCCAGCAACAGGCTGATAGATCCCCACTCGAGAAGCTGGCTGGTGGCATACAGGCTGGCAGGTTCATGGGTTCCGCCTTGACGCAAGCTGTTAACTCCCTGCCTACCCGCATCTTCAAGGGTGACGAGGCGGCTGACAAGTTCATCCAAGACCGCATCTACAAGCCTGAGCAACCACTGGCGTATGAGTACGCACAGGACATTGGTGACTTTCTCGAGAAGCTTGAGACCGAATACAAGATCCCGCCAGTTCTACCCGAAGCTGTGGCTTTGCAGTTCCTGACAGGCCCAGCTACGTCCCAAGCCGCAAGAGCGGCAGGTAGAGGCGCAGAGCAGGTCGGTAGGAAGATTGAGAGCGCCATGGAGCCAGTTGTCAAGGGCGCCTTTGAACGTGGCGGCTTACCTCGTGAGATGGTCATGGCTATGGGTGCTAACACGCAGTCCAACGTGATCAAGCCAAAAGGCGGCAACTGGATTGGTGGTGATGTTGAAAAAGCTCTTGATCCTTTAATCACAAAAGGCATCATTGCCAACCAAGAAATTCCTTATGGCCCTGAGTTTGATACCGCAATTGTTCAACGAATTGCAGATCTTAAAGAAACCGCCAGTATGCCGGGCTACACAGGTGGCGCAGGACGAGTGGCAAAGATGCTTGAAGACGACTTGCAAGATGCAGTAAGCACTCGAAACAGAGTAAAAGATGCCGCCATAAACAAGTGGGTTCAAAGCAACTTGACCAACTATGTTAAGAAAGACATGGGTACGCCTGAAGACCCAGTTCGCAAGCTTGCTGAGCAAGACATCAGCCATTTACCCCAAGACTTGCAAAACATTGAGATGACTTGGACGCCTGAAGAGTTGGCTAAAACACGCAAGCGTTTTGGATTTCCAGAAGAGGAAACCGCAACAAATCCAACAGCCAAAATGTGGGAGCAAATGGCTGACGAAATGATTTCTCCAAGCAGAGCTACAGAATTTGGGGAAAAAGCAAGACAGCAAAACCCTTGGCTTGAAAAACTAAACCCTTATGACACGGTCTATGAAACAATGCGTG